GTTAAATTTAGAATTAGGTCTCTTGGGGTCTAATTGTGCCCAGAATAACTCAACATTTTTTAAAATAGCCATAGGTTTTAGTTTCCTTAATTATAATTTCATTTTTAATATTTAGTATACAATTGAATTTGCATACGTTAGTGCTTTAGCGTACCCTGGTAAAACTTAACAAAAAGCATAATCAGAATACACAATCTGACCGACATCTAGATTACCCCTTTCAGGAATAAGGTCTTTACAGTCGAGTTCAGCAAGCAATTTTTCAAGAGGTTTACTTTTGTAAAACTCAACAAACTGTTCTCTTACTCTATAAAACAAATCATCCATTCGTCCTGGTAAAGTACCAAAAGAATCATGAACAACAGTCATTTCATAAGGAGCAGATACAACAGTCATTGTTAGGTGAGCAGCATCAAAGCTATGAACAATGTTTGGTGCAGCACCTGTTCTTTGGGAATCTTTATTAATAGTTGTTTCTTCCCAAGTTTGAAGTTGAATCTTTAATTCTTCTTCTCCGTACTTCAACTTAGTACGTACAATAGATGGCTTACGATATGCCTGTACAACTGGGAAGTTAGTTACAGGTGTAGTCCATTTTAGAAACACTTCTTTTTCATTAGATCTTTGTGCAAGATCCTGAAACATACGCAACATAGTGGCTGGTCCTTTGAGTTTCTCATAACAAGTCTCAAATACCAGATCACCTAATAGCGCACCCCAGAGGTGTTCCTTGTCACGAAGATACTCAGACATATCACGAGTGTCATCAATAATTTGTTGACCCATGCCGTATGCAGTACCACCGTAACCGAGTGTCATTACATTTCTCTTTACTACTTTCCGTTGATCTTTAGGGTTATCGATTTTAAGCCAGTAAACAGGAAATAATTTTTCTCGTATTGCTCTATTTTGATTACGCCATTCTTGGGCAGCAGCATAGGCTAATGCTTTTTGCTCTGTCTTTTCAGGTGCATCAAAATAAGCTTTTTGTAGTTCTTTAGCTTTACCATAAACAGAGTCAAACTGACCTCTTTCTTCAGGTGTTAGCTTGTCTGCCATCTCTTGTAAATGTTCCCATACATATTTTGCAATATACATGTAGACATCACCAGGAAGCTCTTGTGGAACTAAATTTACTAATGGAGCAATATCTTCATCCTGAGACATAGCTACTAGATGTTGAACTCCGTTATTAGAACCATCAATGTAAACAGGAAGTGAACATTCATATTCTTCTAACTTATTTCCTTCCATTAGCCACTCCTTAATCTTCTTTAACTCATAACAAGCAGCTAAGAAAGAAAATGGGGCATCAGTATCAATCCAACCTTGGTTAATAGTTGGCTTCTCTGCATAAGATAAAAATAAATTAATATTCTCATCTACAAACTCTGCTCTTTGTTTTAGTGTAACTTTGTCATTACCGAAAGAGTTAGAGGTATGTACTTTTAACCAGAATAAACCATTTTCTCCAAGTGGTGCTGGTTGATCTAATAAGAGTAAACCTTTAGCATTATCACTAGATTGCTCATGCAAGAATGCTGTATTCACATATACACGACCACGAAAATCGAAGTTATACATATGATAAAAGGTATTATCTAAATGGTTTGAAGCTAGTTGTTCAATAGCCTCAGCTTCAATCAGCAGAGATTTCTTTTTCTCTTCATCAATTTCAGAATGTAATTTAAATGGACTAACTGAATTTTCCTTATGAAGAAAATGTTGATAAACTTTAAATACATCTTTGTTAATGCGCCATCCTGTAGCTTGTAATTTATTTAGAACATTGTAAAGTATTTCTTTATCATTATTCTTAAATTGTGCTAATGCTGTAGAGTGACCTTTCTTAATAATAGGAACACCTAAATTATTATGAGCAGAATCCCATGGGCATGGGGCTTCTCTCATGGGAAAGATATCAACTTTAGTTTGATCAATTAGACTCCATAAGTCTTTAATTGATTTCCAATCTTTAACTTGAAAGAAATAAGCTTGGTACTTACTCTTCTTGCCATTCTTGTATGTATACTTTAATTTAAAAGATAAAACATTACATTCAATATAAGCAATACACACAAACCAGCCGACTTGTGCATCAAAGATTGTGTCATTAGGTAATTCAAGAGTTTGTCGAATTCTCCTGCCAATAGTAGCAATAATGTCTACTAAAGTACCTTGTCTCTCAAGTCCACGTAATACATGAGGATATGAGATGTCTATTAGTGTCTTTGGATCTACATCTTTCAAGTAGTGAGTATAGATATTTCTATCTGAACGCAACGTAGCTTGACGTAGCTTAATATCATTAACTAATTTATCTAGAACGGTCATTTAGGCAAATTCGAAAGCTGTTTGATGATTTGATTGTGTTGTTTCCTTGTTGTTTAACTTTTTATAGAGCCAGATAATAAAGGTCTCTAGTAAAAGAACTAAAACTTCAAATAGGATTGCTTTTGTCATTATTATTATTATATCCTGTTTTTGATTAAAAAATTCAGAAGAACCCCAAGGCATCTAGCCTCGGGGATCTTTTTAGGAAGCTAATTTAGCGTCCATTGGTAGTTCAGTAGCCTCTACTTCAACTATACCATTTTTTCTATCTTGATACCATGTAACTACTTTATTAGCCACATAGAAAGATAAACCGATAACTAAAACTTCCTTAGCAAAATTCAAGGTAAGAAGTGCAGCTAAGAAGCCAAGCAACCAACCAAGAAAGTAACCAACTGTTGTTAAAGCCATTTTAATACTCCATTAAATAAAAGGTTTTGGAAAGGGACCACTGAATAAAATTAAAAAGATATAAGCAATTAGTACTATAAAAAATAATGGTCTAGCCACTACAAATAGTACAAACATAATAAGCAAAAATATTACAAAGAGGCTCATTACTTCCTCATTGTATTAACATGGCCTACTAGCTTAAATCTTTGGTTTATGTGAGCTAACGGATTAACTTTCCATAAATCTAGTTCTTGACCAACTTTATCAAAGAAGTCTAAACTATGTGGTTCATAACGAACTTTGATGTAATTAACGATCTCTTTGCTGACTTGGTAGACATAACCTTCCTCATCAGCAATTCGAACACTAGAATACACAGGTGGACATTTAGTACACATTTTAAACTCCAAGTTTTTTATCTACAAAAACTAAATCTTCAATTGCTTTAAAGAGCCTACTAAAGTCTTCAGCAGATTCTGTAATAACCGAAGCTACAGTTTCTCCAACCATATATGCTGATTTAACATCATACAATGAAGGAGAAACAACTTTCTGTAAGAAGTCATCATAGACAGTTACTTGAACTGAATCAAATAAATTCTCTTGAATAGCTTCAATAGTATAGTCACCTGATTTTAGAGTCAATCTTGGCATTTTTAATCCTCAATTTTCTGATCATATATAGAAGTGAATTCAATAATAGAACCATCGAGTTCAACTTCAGTACACATTCTTTCAATTAAAAACTTAGAGTTACTTGTTGCATAGATTGCAGGTATACCTTTAGTATCATTTGAGAATATATAAGTTAATCCAAACTCTTCTAACGATTCAATTACCTCTTGTGCAGTAACTCCAAAGTTATCCCCATAAAGTGGATTCAACAATAAGTACTTAGGCATAGATTTTTCCTTATCAAGCTCTTTAATTCGATTTGAATTGCTACTCATTTACAATTACCTTTATTAATAAACTAGCGCATCAAGACCATGTAATACCAAAGCACATAGGCCTAAGCCAATAGCAATAGCAGTAACAACATCCATAAATGTTTCAGATTCAAAAAACTTTTTCATTTTAAACTTTCTTAGAGTGAACAATTATATTTCAATATCCAACTGTTTTGCAGATGGTATAGAAATCAAACAACCGCATGATCAAAAGACCAACAGCCAAACCAGCAAAAAATGTCAATACAATCATATAACCTTTCAAGTTAATAGAGATTAGAGTCCTATCTTTTAAGATATTCTTCTATTATAGATACATCATTTTTCTCACTTTTTTTGATAAAAAAGGCCACCCTTTCGAGTGACCGTTTTTAATTTGTTTCGCAATACCATTTAATATACTCTTTAGTATACCAATAAAATATTGGAGGTACAGTTAGTAGTGCTAAGTATTCCATATTATACCTCTGGAAAAAGACATTCTTGAATAAACTTGTTTACTGTTGCTTCATCGAAGCCTAATGATTGCATAACTCTAGGCGTGTGAGGATTTTTCTTTTGATTTTGACAATACCAATTTTGTTGTTCAGTAAAATTAAAATTTTCTACTTTATACTCATAACTATGTTGAGCATTTAGTATATGTAGCGTGTCTAAATATTTTTCTAATGATCTCTTAGACAAATCTAATACTTCATTTAGTTCAAACTCAGAGTTAATATTACCAGCAGCTACCATTGATGGACTAAAAATATTCCTAGCCCATTCGGGTAAGTCTCTTGGTTTACTCCACTCATAATCTTTTACTTCATTAGCAAACCACTTAACTAGCTCATGATCTTTATTTCCTGATGGACTAAAGTCATGGAATGCTCCAGTAACTTTTGTTGGACCAGCTATTAAATCAAAACCATAGATAGGTGCATCTGAATAAATCTTTGGAAATACACAAAGATGCATCATGAGAAGTTTCTTAGTATCCCTTGCATCTACAACATCTAAATGTGCTCTACGAATATTACCACTAATATAGATTTTATTTTCCCAAGGAAATGGATGAGTCTCTTCAGATAAGAAAGTTCTTGACTCTAATATATCTTTAAAGTCTTGTGTATGCTTCTCTAGTTTACTGAATATTATACTCATCAGCTAACTCATCAAATAGTTGTGTTGCAAAGGCAAAGACTATTTTGGCTTCATCAGCTAAATCGTCTGTAAGCTTTTCTCTTACAGTAGCAATAAGCTCTGCTCGGTTATAAAATTCATACATAGTACCATTTCCTGGAACTAGTTTCTTTAACATTTGACCACCATACATATCACCAAAATGGCGTACATATAAGTGAGCAAGTAGTTGTTCTTTAGTACAGGTCTTTACATATTCACAATAGTTCATTGTACTCATATGTAAATGTTGTCTTGACTTGTCTCTATGCAGATCTCGTAGATCTTGTGCAATTTTTGCTGTACGTTTAATAGGTCCAATATCATCTAATAAACCTAATACCTCAGCAGTTTGTTCTAATGCAGCATAACAATGTTTTTGATTAAACAAAAAGTCACCATACTCTTCTTTTGTAATTTGTCCTGCAAATAACTTTTTTACAAAAGGATGATTCTCTGCACTATCATGTGCATCTTTAATTAATTCTCGTAATGCCATTTAAACTCCTTAATAAAACAGGGAACCGAAGTTCCCCGTTTTTAATACTTACTTAGATGGTTCTGTTGGAACCGTTACTTCTGTTGGATGTGTTGCATCGGCAAAAGTTTCAGGCATATCTCTTAATGCCTGACGATACTCTGCCCATTCTGCTTTCTTTTCTGCTGATAGTGGTGTATCAGGTAACTGTGTCCAGTCTGATTTAGTTAATAGAAAATCTCTTAAACCACGAATACCAACTTGAACTTGTTCAATAGTGATTTCTGGTAGGTTTTCTTCAGGCATATACTCAATATAGCCTAATTCTGTAAAACCTACTGTATCTTTTAAACCTGTTCTTTCAAGAACTGATTGATAGGACATAGGTCCTTCTAGTACAACCCCATCTACAACATAATTAAATAAAACATTATCCATTACATATCTCCTGTACCTGTTGATGGGAATGATCGGTTTGGTCCCCAAATAATGCGAACACACCCTCTTCCACCACGATTAATCTGGTAACCCATATATTGATTACTACCAGTGCCACCAGCACCGCCTCCATATAAACCACCATCTCTACGATGGAAACCATAACTAATCCATGGATTTTCACCCATTAATCCATCTTCACCTCCAGAGCCACCTCTTCCAGGTCCTCCAGAACTTCCACCTGAGCCAGAAGAGCCTTGACCAAAAGGGCCAGTACCCCCACCTGATGGGCCGCCATAAGTAGAGCTGTAAGAACCACCACCTCCAGCACCTCCACCATTACCTGCAGAGTCCTGAGTTCCACCATTACCAGTGTAACCTCCAGCACCACCTCCACCATATTGGGCACCGCTTCCTCCATTACCACCGCCTGCGCCAGTCCAGGTACCTCCGCTAGTACCTGATGCTCCGCCTCCTCTAACAGTACCAGTGTCAATAAAATAGCTATCAGTACCACTATATTGATAACCGTAGCCATCACCCCCTTTACCAACTACTACAGTATAGTTTTGGCCAGGTACTACAGGAATATTATTTTTCCAACCTAATCCTCCACCACCACCAGCTTGGGATGACCATTGTGAACCTTGAGTAGAAGAACCTCCACCAATACAAACAACAGATACACTGGTTACTCCTGGAGGACAAGTCCAAGTATAAGTTCCACTACCAAAACCATAAAAGGCTTGTCCAATTGGGGTAGAAGAACTAGAGGAAGAGGAAGAAGAAGAACTACTTGTAGCCCCTCCTACTACCCCTAGTCTATTATCAATTGTAGTTAAAAATCTACTCATAAATTACTCCTCAAAACCATAAACATCAATCTTAGTGTCTGAGTTAGTTGCTCTTGCATAAACCTTATCACCTGCATTTAGAATAATTCCTCTATGCTCTAAGTGATTCTTTGCTGGTACAGTTAAATCTAACTCAAATGCATCTGGCTTAATTGTAGGTGAGCCTAAAGAACTAAGTGTTGTATATTTACCTGTTGAGGTATACACAGCAAACTGAGCAAATGTGTCTGT